TGTCGCTCACCAACTCGGTGGTGGCCGGAGACAGCGCCGTGGCGAAGCTCTACACGCTGGAGCGCAACGTCTATACCGACAACGGCGTGCCGATCACGCGGCTGCGCTCGTGGCCGCATGTGCTTCCCGGCGCCTATACGCAGTTGGGGACGAAGACGGAGTCCGGCCAGCAGCGCGTCAGCCATCACCAGTTCGTCACAGCCATGTCGGGTACCAGCCTGTCGCCGGATCAGGTCTCGCTGCGCTGGAGCGACGACGGCGGCCAGACGTTTGGGACGCCGGTCGTGCAGACCACCAACAACGCTAGCAATGGGCAGTACTCATGGCGCAGGCTCGGGATGGCGCGGGACCGGGTGTATGAGTTGAGTTGGACGGCGACCGGCGAGACGGCGCTGAATGGCGCGTGGGTTGAACTGGAGCCAGCCGGAACATGAGCGGCAGCATCCCGACAGCCCCTTCAGACATCGGCATTATCTCGCCAGGGGCGCCATTCGTGGCCCCTGACAGCACGCCAACGCCGCTCAGTTTCCGCTTTCTGTTTGAGCTATGGAGACGCCTGGGAGTGATCGAGGCGCAGTTGCCTGGGGCCGGCGCTACCACGTACACCGGCACCTCGACCACCGATGGCAGCGGTGTGTTCACCGCCTCGTGGCCGGCGTTCTCCAGCGTCTTCAGGAGCCTGACAATCTCGACCACCGACCCGGTATATCCTGGCGGCATCGTCGCGCCGACGACCATCACGCTGAGCAGCTACACCGGCACGCTGAGCACCACCGACAACCTGTATCCGACGCCGAGCAGCGTCGTGCAGCCTGGTGTGACGTTCGGCTGGATCGTCAGCGGCTACTGATGCGGAACTTCATGCAGGTGGGTTCGTGCGATGTGCTGCCGCTCGCGGTGGCCCTACAGATGCGCCCGCAACTCTGGAACCAGCACACCTTCCGCACCAGGCGGCCCGGTTCGGCCATGACGGAGGTTGATGACATCCTGTTGCGTTATACCGCGCCGGAGCGGCTGGACAACAACGACAACGATACCGCCCCGGTGGCGTATCCGGCGTGGCAGGAATTGCCGCAGGTGCGGCCGATCGTGTTCGACCTGATGCGGCGCATGGAGGCCGTGACGCTCGGCCGCGTCATCATCAGCAGGCTGAAGCCTGGCGGCCGGATCGCCGCGCACGCGGACGTTGGAAATGCCTATGTCGAACAGCCCGACGTGATGCGGCTTCATGTGGCGATCCAGGGACTGCCGGGTAGCCTGTATCACTGTGGCGATGAGACCACGCAGATGCTCACGGGCGGCGTGTGGTGGTTCCAGCACCGGGAGGTTCACCACATCGAAAACAACTCGGCCGATGACCGCGTGCATCTCATGGTCGATCTGGTGCGCGGATGAGGAGCGCCGGCCCATTGCTGAGCCGGCAACTCCGGCTACTTTCCGCGCATGACTGTGACCTTGACGAAAAGCGTCAGGATCACCACGATACGCAGCCGGAGCCTTCGACGGGTACGAGCCATCGTAGGTGCTCCTTCGGTGATGCCGGTCAGGACCACCCTGGCCGGCGTTACCGTTTCTACAGGGTCGCCGCGCCGTGATCCACTTAAGCGCGCAGGTTGAAGAAGACTTCTTCGCGGCGTTGCCGGAGATGCAGCCGATGCTCCCGCAGCACTGGCAGGAACTTGCGCTCGACAAGGAGCAGATCCCGCTCGACCCACGTTGGAGCGATTACCGTGCGCTCTATGACCAGGGCAAGCTGCTGCTGGTGACGCTGCGCGAGCGCGGGCAACTGGTCGGCTACTGCTGGCTGGTCGTGGCGCCTGGGCTGCATTACGGCAGCACGCTGCATGCCACCATCGATATCTTCTGGGTCGCGCCATCGCATCGCGGACGCATGGGCGGGCGGCGTCTGTTCCGTGCCGTCGAGGCCGAGCTGCGGCGGCGTGGTGTGGTGCGCTGGGTGGCTAGTTCCAAGCACCACAGGGACTGCGGGCGGCTGCTCGAGGCGGTCGGCATGCGGCCGTTCGAGACACTTTACAGCAAGATGCTGGGAGGAAACTGATATGGGCCTGGCAGCCGCAGGAGCCATCGCGGGCATCGCTGGCGGGGTCGCCGGCGTGGCAAACGCTGCCGGCTCGCTGATCGGCGGCAATAAGGCGGCCGGCGGCGCGGGGCAGTCGCAGTATCTCCAGGCGCTGGAGATGAACCAGAACATTGCCAACACGGCGCCCTTCATCGGCGCTGGGCAATACGCCACGAACGCGCTCCAGGCTGGGCTGCAGAGCGGCCAATTTGGCACGCCGATGGATCTCTCCGGTATGCCGACCGCTGGGCAGGCGCCGCAAGCTCCCGGACCCTTCGTCTGGAACCCGACGATGGAGGGCCTGGCACAGACGCCGGGCTATCAGTTCACGCTGGACCAGGGACTGCGAGCGACCCAGAGCAGCGCGGCGGCGCGGGGCCTCGGGATGTCGGGAGCGGCGATGCGAGGGGCGGCGGACTATGCCGGTGGCCTGGCGAGCAAGACCTATGACCAGCAACTGAAGAATGCGCTCGACACCTATAACGTGGGGCTGGACCGATACGGCAAGCAGATCGCCGGCTACCAGGCCCAAGGAACCCAATTCCAGAACCAGTTCAACGACTATTGGGGCAATCAGGACAAGTCCTTCAGCAACTACTATGACCTCGCCAAGCTTGGGCAGGCCGCAGCAGCCGGGCAAGCCACCTCCGGGACGGACGCGGCGAAGAACATCGGGGCTGCGGCGCAGACCGCCGGCCAGTATCAGGGAGCAGGCATCGCACAGGCTGGCAATGCGCTGGCCGGCACCCTCAACAGCCCAGGCGTCCAGAACCTGCTGACGGGCAGCGGCTCCAATGCCAACAACCAGAGCGTCACCGGCGGCGGCATCTTCAACAGCTTCAGCGGCCTAGGGAGTTACTTCAGCGGCTCGGGCAATTACTACCAGCCGCCGAACCCCATTGACCCCGCCAACTATGCGCCAGGCGCTCAGACGGGAGGTCTGCTGTGAGCGGCTATGTCCCATTGCCTGCGCCGGTCACTGCGGACCCGAACTTCTGGAAGCAGGGCGTCGAGAACCTCAACGCGCTGCGGGACCAGCAGGCTAAGCAGGCTTCTGCGGACGCCTATCGGCAGTCCACCGATCCGGCGACGGGTCAGGTCGACGTACCGAAGTACAACGCGCTGATAGCGCGTGGGCCTGGTGCGTGGAATGCCGGCGCGCTCATGCAGCAGCAGGGGCAGGCGGCTGGGGCGCAGGCCACCGCCGGGACAGCGCAAGTCGCCAAGGCCAGCGCCATCTACAACATGGCCGGGACTGCGGCGGCATCGCTGATGAACGATCCATCGGATGCGAACATCGACAACGTAGAAGCGGGGTTAAGAACGTCAGGGGCGCCTCCCGAGGTTCTCGCCGAATTGGACAGGATCAAGAGCATCCAAGACCCGGCACAGCGGCGCGCTGTGGCATACCAGCACACTCTGTCCATGATGGACGCGCAGCATCGGATGGCAGCGGGGGGCTTCCCGACCCCAACAGTTACGCAATTTGGCGGAACGTCGGCGCCGGTTACCATAACCCCTGCCACGCCGTACGGACCTGGCGGTATGGCTGTTGGCGGCGGCGTTGCGCACACAGTAGACCCAGCGACCTACAACGCTCCGCAGCAGAGCCCCATGATGCTCGATGCCAACGGGCAGCCAACCAACGATCCGACCAAGGCAGTTCGCTCGGTGCCTCGCGATGTTCCCCGCGGCCCTGCGTTCGGCATGCCGCCGCCTGGCAGCGTCGGTGGTCCTCCAGGCAGTGGCCCTGGTGGCCCTCCCCCGCCTTCAGGCGGTCTCCCTCCGGGCGCTCCACCGCTGCCTGCCGGTATGGTGCTCAGGGGCGGCGTCTTTCAGCCACGGACTGCGGCTCCGGCCTCGAATGCGGCTACCCCTCCACCGGCAGCGGTCCTGGCTGCGCCGCCCTTGGTTAGCACATCGCCGACGCTGCGCGGTCCCGGTAGCCCTGCGACGCCGCCAGCGCCGGCTCCGGCCGCGCGTTCGCCAATCGCCGGTGTCGTCACCGGGCTGCCGACCGGGGCGGAGAAAGCCACCGAAACCGATATCGGGGCGTACAAGGCAGACCAGGCAGCGCAGCCAGATGTCCAGACGCGCGCGCAGAACATGGCGCATGCCTACGACGCGCTGCAGCAACTCAAGTCTGCTACCGGCAGGGGCGCGGAAGGGATCAACAACCTGCGGAGTTGGGCGCAGACACTAGGTATCGCGCCGCCTGGCGCAGTGGACGAGCAGAAGCTCTTCGAGATAGTCCACAAATACACTGAGCGCGCGATGATCGACGCAGCCGGCGGCGGCAGCACCGACATGGGGAAACGCATGCAGGAACAGGCGAATGCCGGCACGCTACTTTCCACGCCAGCCAATCTCGAAATAATGCGCAACGATATGGGTAAGACGTTGCAGACCGCGGCTGCCTATAAGGACCACGATCCAAATTCTGGGGGCGCCGGCTATCTGGCAAACCGCGCGAAGGTGGCGGACACCACAGATCCTCGGGGATTTGTCTGGAACCTCTACTCGCCAGAGGAGCAGGCGAAGATCAATGCCGAGGTGGACAAAAACCCAGACGCGGCGGCCAAGCTGCACAAGGCGATCGGCATGGCGAACCGGCTGAAGCTGCAGATACCGGGGCTTATGCCGCCGTCGCCAGCGCCGCAGAAACAGTCCTTTCTTGCTCCTTCTGGCCCCGCACCAAACCCCCTTATGATGTCGGGTTAGATGCCGACGAACGATCAGCCAGACGATTCACCGCCTCCCGTCGGTGACGCCATTGCGTCCACGGCGAGTCATCTCGTCGGCAACAATGCAGCTACGATCAGCCCCTTCCTGCGCCAGACAGGGCAGAGCCTCGATCCGATGCGCGCCAACTGGTGTGCGGCCTTCGTTAATGGCGTGCTCAATGCCAATGGCGTTGAGGGCACGACGGGGCCGGGCAAGAATATAGCGACGGGCTTCCTGAACTGGGGCACGCCGGCAGATGGCGAGCTGCAGCCGGGCGACGTGCTGGTGCAGCCGCGAGGACATCCGGCAGGTGGCATCGGTGGTCATGTCGGGATTGCCACCGGCCACATCGCCGAGGGCAATGGACAGACTTACGTTCTGATGCAGTCGGGCAATCTGAACGGCAAGGTGGCGTATAGCTGGGAGCCGGCGCAGAGCCTTGTGGTGCGACGGCCTCCGCAACCCTCGCAACAGGCGACGCAGTGATGGCAGACGACAGCGAAGATCCCGACATCAAGGCTGGCCGTGAGATTGCTGCCGGCAAGAAACCGGTGCCATCCACAACCACGGAAGACCCCGACATTGCGGCCGGCCGCGCGATAGCGACTGCGCCTCCGGTTACAACCGCCGCCGCGACTTCGACAACAGCGGATCAGCCGCCGAGCTGGACATGGCGAGGGGTGGCGCGCAACGCCGCCGCCGGGGTCACGGACGCCGCCGGCAATGTCATCAATCTACTGTCCGATCCGTATGCAAACCTCGTTGGGCGCCCGGCGCTGACGGCTGGGGCGACGGTATATGACTTCCTGGCGCCGATGCTCGGTGGCCAGCGTATGTCTCCCGAGACCCGCAACGCGCTCTATGAGGACTTCGGCGCACAGCCCGGCACGCGAGCAATCAGCGCCATCGGGCAGGCGGTTGGTGCAGACCCTAGCAAGGTGACGGCCACGCCGGTCGAGCAGGCCGTGCGGGCTGGGGTCGGAGGTGCTGCAACCGCTGCGGCTCTTGGGCCTAGGGGGATCGCGCCAGCCGTTGCGGGCGGCGTCGGTGGTGTTGTCGGCAACGTGGCAGCACAGAACGTGCCGGACTGGCTGAAGCCTGGCGCCGAGCTGGGAGGCAATGTCGTCGGGGCTGGGGCAACTGGTGTGGGCACGGCAGCGCAGCGGACGATACGAGGGGCCGTGACGGATGTCTCTGCTGCGGATGCAGCGCTCGGGCAAACGGCCCGAGATAAATACCAGATACCAATTGACGCCAACGATCTCAGTAGTAATTCACTCTATCGGATTGCCGCAGATCAGGCGTCCAAGTTGCCATTCAGCGGCGCCAAGGCTGCGGCGGATGCCAAACAAAGCGCATGGCAAGGAGCCATAGCGAAAGAGATGGGAGAGGACGCTACGGCGTTCACCCCAGAGGTAATGGATCGAGCGAAAACGCGCATTGGTGGCGAATTTGATCGCGTGGCTAGAACCACGAGCATCGATGCACCAAGCGTTAACACCATGGTCGGTGACCTCGCGACGGTCGAGCGGGACATGAACATGGTCTTGCCGACCAACGAGTTACCCAAGATGAAGGCACAACTGGATAATATCATCGATGTAGCAAGCAAGCAGGGTGGCACGATCAGCGGGACCAGTTATCAGGCACTTACGCGGAAGAACGCCCCGCTCGATCTGGCTGAGCGCAGCGCCGATCCCAATGTCCGCCACGTAGCTGGCCAGATCAGGGACGCTCTGGATGATGCGTTCGTACGCTCTGCTGCCCCGGCCGATCAGGCCGCCTTGGTACAGGCAAAGTATCAATACCGCATCATGCGGACGGTGGATCAATTAGCCGCCAAGTCGCGCGATGGTAACATCACGCCGGAGGGCTTCAGGCAGCAAGTGCTATCTGCCTCACGGAAATTCGACGCGCCGACCGGCGGCGTTGCTTACACAGGGGGTGGAAACATTGGTGAGTTGTCTAGGATTGGGCAATTGATGCGCACCCCGCCGCAAACCGGCACAGCAGATCGCGGGCTGATCAATCTTCTGGCTCTTGGTGGAACTGGCGCGCCGCTATTTATGAACCCAGCTTATGCGGCCACTGTGCCGGTCGGACTGGCCGCAAATCGCTACGGGGGCGCCTATCTCCGCAGCGGGTGGCTGGCCAATCAGGTGACGCAGAACGCCCTCAAGCCGCCGCTCCCATCGCCGTTTGTGCTAGGCGCGCCCCTGGTGACGGGCGGCAACCCGCTGCAACAGCCTCCGTAATGCCTCGAACGGTAGCTGGCACTGCGGCGGGAGTGAATGCGCTCAATCGTCCATAGAAAAACCACCAGGCTCGTAAACTGGTGACGCCTTGGCTTGTCGTTCTTTCTCGAACTCAGCAAGTCGGTCGCGCTCCAGCCATGCGTGGCGTTCTTCCTCCGAAAGCCGGGATACTCGGCGCGACTTGGTTGGAATAAGGCCGGCAAGGCATAGCAGGCCAATGAAGATGCCGAGCAGGATCAGCATGGCGTTGCCAGAATCAGCGGGTTGTGCGTCATGGCAGCTTCCCTTCAATCGCCGTGAGCCGCGCAACGATAGCGGCTAGTGTATCTTCGATGCCGCGAAGCCGCGGCAGCAGCCCGGCCTCTAGCGCCTCTACGACCAGCTTAGGAACGCGGAAGCTGAACTCTCGCGCAACGTCGGTCTTCATGCCGAGGTTCTTCACTTCGCCTTCCGTCACCGTCATCCGGTTAAGAATGCGTTCCATCTTGTCGTTGATCTCAGCCATTCGGCCGTCCCAGTATTTCGTCTCCTCGTCAGTCATCATCATCTCCGAAGTGGGGCGCATAGACGCGGATCGCGGGCCATATAGCTCGCGAAATCCTCTGGCTGGCATGGCGCCAGGCACTTGCTGCAATGAGTCTTTGGAGGCCGCACGCTAGCTGTATCCTAATGGAGGTGTGGGGCGCCAGCGGTCAGGCCGGCGCCCCTTTGCATCACTGGATGAACGAATAATAACCGCCGCCATGCGGAACGACGAGGACGGGGCCAGGCGGCGGGCGAGGTACGCCGAAGTTATTCTGAGCGGAGTAGTCAACCTGGGGCGCCTGATACGGTCGATAGCCAGGAACCGGCTGGGGCTGATAAGGCTGCACAGCGTTGGGAACCGGCACGAAGGGTATCTGAGCCGAAGCGGCGTGCGCGGCTATGGTAATGGCAGCAGCGATCAAAGCGGCGAATTTCATAGCTGTATCCTAATGCCGGGAGGGAAACGCGGCGCGGTTCCGGCTAGTCGCGTCGCGTCAACGTCCACTGGCGGAACCCGATCACTTGAGGCTCACCCTGTCGATCAGTACATCAAGCCGACCGATCGTCTGCCCGAGCTGGTAACTCATCGTGATTGTGTTCCCGAGCATGGCGATCACCATTGCGGGATGCTGCCGCGATTGTTCTTTGATCCGTTTCACGAGTGGGCGGAGTGCTTCGATCACTTCAGACACGGCGACCGTTTTATCGTTTGCAGGCTTGGCCTGCTGCTTTGACGAGCCGACGTTCTTGCCGGGCCGGTCCAACTCACGCACGGCGGCTCGCCGCGCCATTAGCGGCAGACTGACAATCTCGGCCTGCCGCTCCGGCGGCTGTCTGGCGATGGCGAAGGCCGGCTCAATCGCAATCACGCCATGATCAACCGCCTCGACCAGTGCGGGGATACCTTGCTGGACAATAACTCTAGCCTCGCGAGCGCTTGTAGGATTGCCGAAGCCAGCGCTCTTGGCTACTTGCTCCTTATTGGGAAGATCTTTCCGATTAGAATTTGCCCATTGCCTGCCGACTACCTTGCGACTGATTGTCTCCATGACAGCGACGCGCTCGCTGACAGTAAGATCCTTGCGCTCCTCATTCTCGTGGCGCTCTCCAAGAGCAACCATAGCGATGTTGACGACCGTTACTGGAATCTCGATCCAACCCAACGACTCGCATGCGCGAAGGCGTCGCAAGCCGAAGATTAGCTCACCGTCATGGGTGATGCCTACCGGGTGCAGCAGTCCGACTTCGCGGATGCTATCTGCCAGCTTGGCGATGTCGCCCATATCATTCCGATGACGCTTGCCGATGATAATGTCGGCAATGGCTCTAAGCTTGGACATTGGTGTGCTCCGAAAAGATGGCACTGTTGCCGTGGCACGGACGGTGATATAAGGTCACCCACAAGGAGAGTCAAGCATGATCGAGGCGGATGAAAACATGGCTTGTCGAATCAACCATGAGTGGTGCAGTAGTCTCACCATGGCGAAAGACAAGGTGCTGCGAGAGGCGATTCGCCTAGCTGGTGGTGTTCGCGCCCTAGCGCGCGAACTCGGAATCGACCACGCGGCCATTATTCGCTGGAACCGCGCGCCCCCGTTGCGTGTGCTGGAGATCGAGCGCCTCACCGGAATCTCGAGGCACCGGTTGCGGCCGGACGTGTATGGGCCAGAACCGCGCTAGCGCCTCGGTGCGGATTAATTCAGCCGCCAGGATGGCGCGGTCCAAGGGTGGCTGTCTCGTCTGCGAATGCCCGCTCAGCCGCACCGCGTTCGACGAACCGCCGACTACGCATCGGGCCGTCTGCGAACACGTAGAGTGTGAAGGCGCCGTCCACGTCGGCATCGAGCACCACGCCAGCGCCCCCCGCCGGCCCGAAATCCGCTGAGTGCCAGGTTGAGATGCACTCTGCATGCTTCATTGCTTGCGCTCCACGGTGGCTGGAACGCCCAAAAGATATTCGTAGAGTTGCTGGCACCACACTGCGATCGCCGGTTCACACCACGAGGTCGTGAGCGGTCCGCGAGGATGCCATGCTGTCACCCTCGCTAAGCCCTTGGTTTTCCTCATTGGTCTCATAACCGGGTCTATGGTGCCTAGTCCCTGGTCGGCGGCACATAATCTGACGGAGGCCGCTCAGCCATCTTCTCGCCAATCAGCATCTCGCCGGCAGCCTCGTGCAACAGCATCAGGGCCTTGGCGTGCTCGACCGGGAGGACCGCGATCACCCGCGTCAGACGATTGAGGTTCGCCAGCACGGCGACCCGCAACGCTGCCGTGCCAGCTACGGTATCGACACGGATGTGGTCAGGGTCTAGCCGATCGTCGTTGGTCTCGATCTGCACCATCACCACGACCGTATGCTTCATGGCCCCGCGCGCCATTGTTGCCTTTTCTCCTCCCACAGCCACGCTTCGCTCGCTGCATGCTCGGCCAGCAGGGCCCGGGCGCGCTCCACCGGCGCCATGTCGCGGTCGTACGCACTGCGCTGGGCGTCGTAGCCGTGCTGGGTGCCACCGTATTCCCGCGACACCATGGCGGCGAGGTTGTCGCTGCACTCGCGCAGCGCGTCTGCCAGGCGGGGCAGCAGGGTGTCAGCCACTGGCCATTTTCTCCTCCCCAGCGATTTCGACCTCGGGCAGCTCCTCGCCCGGCGGATCGGGCGGATCGGCGAGGTAGCGATTCTCGATCTCCTCGTACAGCTCGATGATACGTGCCTTTGCCGGGCTGTAGGGGCCGAGCCGGGCCAGCCGCACGATCTCGACCACCTCGGCCTTGGCGAGCAACAGGCCACGCTCTGACGGCGTCCTGGCGTCCTTCACGGCCAACTCAAGGGCGTCTTTCCACTGCGCCCAGGTGCGCTTCTCGGGGGCCGTGGATGATCCTGGTGGCGTCTCGTAGACGGTGGGGTCCACCTTGCGCTCAGTGGGCGGCGTAGCGGCGGCGGCGGCACGGATCGGTTCTGCGGTAACGACCGGCGGCACAATCGACAATCCAGTGTCATCCCACGGAATGTCTCGCGCTTCCTCTGCCGAAATCAACCCACGCAGCACGTCGGGGAACGCATCTCGCAGCGCGAAGCCCCTGGCACGCATCTGGAGCATGCGGCCGGGGTTGGTGATCCACGGCGTATCCTGTCCCTGATAGCCCTTCTTGCCCCACAGCTTCGCAACCTTGGCATCAGCCACGCTGAAGTCGCGCACGATCGCGTTCGGATCGTCGCGGCGCTTGGTCTCGCAATGCCAAGCGAGGTCTTCTCCCTCGCCGTCGCTCCACTCGCGCATGTAGCTCATCATTCCCGAGGCCCGGCATAGTCCAGGCATCGCGTCGCCCCACACGGCCGGGCGACCGTTGATCACCGCGATGTTCTGCAAGGACTGCATCGGCGCGAGGCCAAGCTCGCTCCCCATCTGGATGGCGATCATACAGTTGTCTGGCTTGTTCTGATAATCCTTCGGCACCGCCGTTGAGCGTGCGGCGATGTCGGCAAATCGCTCCAACTCGTCCAGCGTGCGTAGCCGGATTGGCGATGGGCGATTGGCCTTTGCGGCAACCTGTCGCTCGGTTTCGGTGACGATGCGCGCGAGCAGGTCGTCACTGACTGCGGCGGGTTCTGCGTCACGCTCAATCGGAGTGGATTTCAATGTTTGGCTCATGGTGTATCTCCAGACTTCTCGGCGCTCCGCATGGCGCGGGCGGACACGATCTCCCCGTCCTCGGTTATGCCGGACAGCACAACGCGCGTAATCCCCACGGGGAACGTGAACTGCTCGACGATGTCGGGATGGTTGGCGCGCATCTCCTTCAGGTCGGTGCGCTCCTGCTGTGATACCTTGACCTCGGCGAGCCAGGCGGCGCCCTCACGGATGTCGGGGTTGGCGATCAGCGCGTTGCGCAGCTCTATTTCCAGCGTCTCTAGCCGCTTGATTTCTGCGCGTGTCGCAGCGAGTTGGTCAGGCACGGGGAGATTAGATAAAGTCATGTAATGTGCTTCCAGGTGTACGGTTCATTAAATTGGTTTGCCACCTGCGAGGCGCGTCGCTCATGGCGCGCTCCATGACGGGAAGTGACCGGGATATTCGAGATATAGGGCTTCGAGATAGCGGCGGAACGACATCATCACTTCCGGCGCAAGGGCGACATAGTGATCGCCGTGCTCGCGAGGGGCGCGCAGGATGACCTGCCAGCCGTCGAAACTTGCGTAGAGCCCATCTCCTAAATATCGTTCCCCTTCTTTCATGTTGCGAGGCGCGTCATCAGGTGGCATCGGGAAGCTCCGCAGCATCGATCTGGTTCAGGACATCACGCACGCGGCCGAGCGGTGCGCCTCGTCGGTGGGCTCGCCAGATCAGGTGTGCTGCTATTTCAACAGCAGTGATCGGCGTCATGATGGCATGGTGGACATCGGTATCGAGCGCGAGGATGATGCGGTCACCTAAGAAACCATCGTCACATACGGCAACGTCTGTATGTATGTGAATAAGGCTATTCACTGTTGTGCCGCGTCCATCGGTCTTGAGCGCACGTTCAGTCGCTATCGTGGAGCAGCCTGTTAAGTCGATGCCATCACGGTGCCGCATGTTCGTGTTCCTTTCAGGCAGCATCAGGGCCATCGCACAGATCGCCAATGATCTCCGCGGCGCGCTTCCTGGCATCCACTTCGCGCAGCGCCTCCCTGCAGCCCGGCCGCAGCACGCCGTTGTCGATATCGGCCAGCAGCGCCTTGGCCTCGAGGCGCCAGTGCGCGTCACCTGCCACCGCGTGGCGCAGCGTCATCACGAGATCCGCGGCGCGCATTTCGGCTACCACGGCGCGCACCATCTCCTGCTCGGTCATTGGGCTGCGTCCTCCGGGAATAGCTGCTCATCCGTCTCCGTCTCGGCGCTGGCTCCGGCCACCCGCTGCGGCACAATGGCGATCTGGGAGCCTTTACGCGGGCGACCGCCGCGGCGGCGCTCCAGCATCTCGATGGTCTGCACGAGCTCCTCTATCCGGCCGCGGATCATCACGGAGTCGATCCGCAAGTCGGCCAGCCTCTTGTGGAGGTGGTCCAGCGTGGTGTCGCTCATGCTGCTGCCCTCTGCATGCGATCAAGCAGGTAGTCGGCGTCCAGGCCCAATTCGTCCGCCAGAAGCGCCATGAGGTCGGCGATGGCCGCGGCCGGCGTAGCCCCGTAGCCAATGGTCGCGCGGTTCCGGCTGTCGGGGGCGCCGTCATACGTATCGCTGTCGATGGCGCTGTAGCGGCAGTCACGCGGGGCATAGCCGGTGGTGTCTGCCTCGGTGACGATGTTCATGCTGCGGTTTCCGTTGGTGCGGTGCGGGAGACGGTGGACGCTCCGATAGCACGGCCTATGGCTTCGGGAATTTGCGGGACGAGCGCGTTGCCGAGGGACCGCAGTCGGTCCACCCGAGAGGCAACCCCATGAGCCACTCGACCCACGTCGGGTTCAACGAGCCACCAATCTCGTTCGCCAGCCTCCCCGAGACCTCGTCCGTATCGTGCGGGCGGGAGCCGCCCGGCGTCGGGAACCGCACCGCTTTGTTCAGCGGGCGGCTGTTGGTCGGCAGCGTCGCGAGAGAGGTCGGGGCGCCCTTCCAGTCGCGCGCCGATGGTGTCGGCCACAGCGAGCGGTTCACCGCCCGACCCAGTTCGTTCCCGCTCGGCCCGTTGCTCCGACCGTCCGGACTGAAGCCGTGCGGCGTCGGCCACATCCCGCTGCGCGCCATCACCGCAAGCGAGCTGCAGGTGTTGCGGCCCATGCGCTCCTTCATCGCCATGTGCCCCTCGAACGACTTCCCGTCGTCCTTCGCCACCGGGGTAGGCCACAATCCAGACCCGCTCCCGCCTGTGCGGGGCGCCCATGTCGGCTGCGGATATAATTTGCCATTCCGCGTCATACCCGAGCGCGGAAAGGTCTCCGAGAACAACTCCCATCCCCCGTCCAAGCAAAGCTGCGACGTTCTCCACGAGGACGTAGCGGGGTCGTAGCTCGCCAATGAGGCGCGCGAACTCGGACCACAAGCCGCTGCGCTCGCCGCCGATACCGGCGCCTCTTCCCGCAACGCTAATGTCCTGGCAGGGGAAGCCGCCGCAGATTGCATCCACGGAAATTCCGTCTGCTGCCAGGCGGGCTGCGGTGAGCGTGCGGACGTCGTCATAGCAGGGCACCTCGGGCCAGTGCTTCGCTAGCACCCGCCGGCAGAACGGGTCGCACTCGCAGAACGCCACGGTGCGGAATGCGGCGCTGCGCTCCAGGCCGAGGCTGAAGGCGCCGATGCCGCTGAACAGGTCGAGCAGGTTCATGCTGCGGCCTCCCAGTGGTGCGGATAGAGCCGGCGCCACTCGCGGATGAGGTAACCGCCATGGCTCCGCCAGTAGGCGCGGTCGGGGCCGGATGCGCGGCGCCACTCTTCAATTGCAGCTAGAAGATCGCGGCGCCGCGCGGCGCGGATCAGGCGGGCGGCCTCACGCGCGCCCTCTGCTGCAAGTGCGTGGTCGATGCGGTCGGTGCCGGCTAGTAGCGACGGCGGCCGTTGTCCCTGGCTACGACGAGTTCCAGCCGATCCCGCAACAACACCAGTGGCTCGCGGATGTCCTGGTTGATCGGTGCCGCCAGGAGTTCGCGCAATGTCAGGTAGGCGTCGAGCAGAGCGTCCATCGCTGTCGCATAGGTCACCGCGCGAGGTCGCTGAGCCATGGGCTGTATCCTGTCCCAAGTTTTTCCTGCTTGGGCTTGTAGCGCAGAACTTTGCGGCTACACGGGCGCCCTCCGCTGCGCGTGCGAAGTTGAGGACGGGCGCAGAATTTTTGCTGTGATGGCGCGACATTACCGGGCTGTAACCCGGCGCAACCACGGTGATTGACGTAGAATTACCGGGTTGCGCAACTGCAATGTTACGGTCGGGGGCGCAATGCCCGCTTGCATTGCAGTGTGGTGGCGGGACTAGACTTGCCGCGGGCGCGCCTATCTCGCCAGGACTGTCGGACCCGCTCGGGGGCGCAAAATGGGCAAAAGACGTGCCGCAGCCGACATCGTTGATCTTTTCCATTCCCCACTATGGGGACGGAAAGTCCCTTTTGTCAAGAAGACAAAGCAGGGAAAGCCGTCTAAGCGGCCTGAATGTCTTGTCTCGTGGAGTGAGCTCGGAGGCCCTTGCGCCGCGTGCCGAGCGAGGTTGGATGCAATGGCATTCGCGGCGACGTCTTCAGTTCTGGATGGTGTGACGCCAGCAGCACGGCCAACTCCCCGTCGACTCCAGCCAGTTGTCCTTGCAGAATGTATTGCGGAGATATCTTTAGCTCCTGACAGAGCTGCATGAACAGCGGCAGCGATGGCAGGCGCTTACCGGCCTCAATGTGCTTGATTGTGGAGGAGTCAACGCCCATTCGTTGAGCGAACATATTACGGTTCGGCACGACTAACTCGCGCGCCCACCTGATATGGCGGCCGACAGTGGCGGCGAGTTCAGCGATAGACTCGTGTTCGAACTGCTGCATGGCCTTAGTATGTGACACAGCGTCCCCTGATGTCAGTCCCTATTATTTGGCCCCTTGACGTAGGGACGGCTAGTCCCACAGACTTCACTATATGCACTGCCACGGCAAGATCCTCAACAAGTTGGGGGGGCGCGATCACATCGCGGAGCTGCTGCGGCTCAACCCAGAGCGGGTGAAGGGCTGGTATCGACGCGGCATAGCGCCGGCCTACTGGCATGAGATCGCCGCCCTTGCCCCCGGCGTGACCACCGAATACCTGGCACGGACCAAGCGCTGCTTACGCCAGCGTCAGGCCGCCGAGTGAGCGCCGCGGTCGCCACTGCCAGCCTGCTACCTGCTCCGCCCCGGCGCCGGCACGAGGAGGACGACCTGCAGCGGTCGGTCATCCAGTACCTCGACCTGGCCCTAGGCCCGGACGGCGTCGCCTACGCCATCCCCAATGGCGGCAAGCGGAGCAAGAAGGAGGCCGCCCGCATGAAGGGGCTCGGCGTCAAGGCCGGGATTCCCGATATCGGCATCTGCTTTCGCGGCCGGGCGCTGTTCATCGAGTTGAAGGCGCCGCGAGGCGTGGTGAGCCAGGCGCAACGGGATAGGTGCCGCGAGCTGACCTATGCCGGGGCGGCGGTGTGCTGCTGCCGCTCGGTGCCTGAGGTCGAGGCGGCGCTGCGCGAGGCGTGCGTGCCGTTGCGGGCGACGGTGGCGGCATGAAGATCGGCCGCCCCCGCACGCTGGCCGATCGGCCGTGCGCAGGCTGTGGCGGGACATTCCGGCCGAAGCATGCCACGACACGGTTCTGTTGTCGTGCCTGTAGGGGCCGGACGCCCGTCGCGCGTCCGCGCTACACCTATAACGGCCGGCTATCGGATGCGCTGTGGCGGGAGATCCACGCCGCGCGGGCTGAGATGGCGACGGCGCCGCTCTTTCGGCCGGGGAACGTGGCATGACCGTTGCGGGACTCATCCACAGCCGCCACAATGCAAACGCCGCACCCGGCTCTGACCCCGGATGCGGCGCTGTATCTGTAACCAAGCTGGCGCTTGGGCTAAACGCTGGATGGTACCTTGCAGGCCATTCTTCGCACAGCCTCGGTTCCCGCGTCAACCGGAGCTATGCCTTCATGTCATCCAATCGTCCTGTGGATATCCGTGGCCGCGAGCACCGGCGGGTGCTGCTGGCGATCGTGCTGCGCTGCGCCGAACGTGGCTGCCGACTGCCGCAATACCGGGTGCTGGGCCTGGCACTGGGCATCGACCGCAGCCAGGTATCCCGCCATCTCAAGCGGTTACGCGCCGAGGGGGCCTACGTCGAGTTGCCTGCCGGGCACTGGCGCCGGCGGGCCACCACCATCCGCAACCGCCACCTGAGGATCGCGGCATGAGCAACGGCAACGGTCACCATTGGTCCAAATTCGCCTGGCGCGACTGGTCGGGCGACAAGGCGCTGCATTCTTGCACGATCGCGGCCCGCGGCTTCTGGGTCGAGCTGCTGTGCATCATGCACGAGGGCGATCCGGTCGGGCACCTGACTATGAACGGTAGGCCGGCAACCCTGCGGCAGATCGCATCCAGCGCGAATGTCACCGAAAAGGAAGCCCTCAAGCTGCTCGCCGAACTCAATGAGGCCGGCGTGTTCAGCCGAACCCCCGAGGGCACGATCTATTGCCGCCGAATGGTTAGAGACGCTGCCGCATCAGAGGCAGGACGGGAGCACGCCGGCAAGCGGTGGAACAGCCGCCACCCTAATGGGTCCCCCATTGGGTCCCCCATTGGGGGGGCCAGTGGGGTAGGCAATAGGGGAGCCAATGGGACCCCCAATGCTAAGAACTTAGAGTTAGAGTCAGAAGAAAGACCCCCCTACGCCCCCCCAAGGGGGGAAGGCACCCCGGCTTCGCCAGGGACCCCGCCGGCGGGTAGGCGGGCAGATGGTTCAAATCCCAGGGAAAAGGGCACAAATCCCCGAGCCACAGCCCGCCGGGAGGGCTTCGTCAGCGGCGGCATCGCCGTGCTGGCAGACCGCCTCAGACAGCGGGCTGAAGCACATCACGACGACGACCTGACCGACGAGCACTCCTATTTCGCCGGCCTCAAAATTGTGGATGGCAGCCGTGGCTGACCCCAACATCGTCCACGACTGGCTGACGCTTCTCGCCGGCATCAACGGCTACGGAATCGGCAAGGAGGAGGTGGAGCTTCGGTTAGATCTGCTCGCTCCCGCACTCGCGGAGGAATTTCCCGTCGAGGCATTTACCGCCGCGACAGTTCGCGCCGTCGCCAAGAAGCACCTGAGATATTTCCCAGGATTCGGGGAAATCTGCGAAGTGCTCGCGCCATTCGCCCAAGCAGCGCGAGAGGAGCGACGGCTTCGGATTGAATACTCAGGACGGCCGCCGGCCACCGAAAGCCGCGAGCCCTACCAGTTACCGTCACCGCCTCCCGAGCGGACGCCTCGCCACTTAGGGCGCCTCTCCCGCGACGAAATCCATGAGCTGATCCAGAAACCAGTCCGCACCATCGCACAGCAACTCGCAGAACTTGGCTTCGCTGAACTACCCCCACTCAAGGCAGCGGCCACGCCGATCCGCACGGAAACCAAGCGCGGCCCGCCTGTAGATGCTTGACGCCGCCACAATTCAGGCAGTAGCGTTGCCACAACAGGACGCGGCAGCAGCCTACGAGCGCTGCCAAGTGCCTAGCGGTAGCCGTCCCGTCTGGTGCGTCGTCGCCACCTACCCACAAGCCGAACGCCGCGCCCACGCCGCCCTGCACCGCGTCGGCTTCCACGCATATCTCCCACTCATCACCGTCCGCTGGGCCGACCGCACCTGGCACACCCGCCCGCTGTTCCCAGGCTACTGCTTCGTGAACATGCGCCTCGATCGCCCCTGGTCGCCCGTCACCTACGCCCCAGGCGTTTTCTCGCTGGTCAGCTTCGACGGCAAACCAGCCACCTGCCCAGACGCCGCCGTGGACGTGCTACAGGCCACCGAGGCGCTGAGGGCTACCCCAACCCCACAAATCTCCCAATGGGCGCCCGGCATGCCTTGTAGGCTTCGGAAAGGGCATCCTATGGAGGGAGCCGACGCCGTCGTCACCGATGTAGGCGCCACCATCGCACGCGTCGCCATCCTCATGTTCGGTCACCTCCGCAACGTCTCAGTGCACCTCGATTGCCTATCACCACGCCATGATTGATGCGGAAAACGCATAAGCCATATGTTCGATTTCCACCCGATGAAAATGGCGCAAGTCTCTGATATCGTTCCGTATTCTCGGAATTCACGCGCTCATTCCGAAGCCCAAATCACCCAGATCGTCGCCTCAATTCAGCAGTTTGGCTTCACCAATCCGCTCCTCGTCGACGAGCACAACGTCCTCATCGCAGGACACGGCCGCCTCGCCGCCGCGCAGCAGCTCCGCATGCCGCAACTGCCCGCCATCGTGCTTGCTGGCCTCTCCGATGCACAGAAGCGGGCGCTGCGGATTTCAGACAACAAGATTGCCCTGAACGCAGGGTGGGACGACGACCTGCTGCGCACCGAGCTCGCGGATTTGCGTGATCTCGGCTTCGATCTTTCCCTCACCGGCTTCGGCGAGGATGAGCTGCTGTCGCTGTTCGCCGATGCCAACGCCGGGCTTACCGATCCAGACGATGTGCCGGAGCCGCCGGCCGAGCCGGTATCGCAACTCGGTGATGTGTGGCTGCTCGGGCGCCATCGCCTGGTGTGCGGCGATGCCACGAGCGAGGTGGACGTGTCGTTGGCGTTGGCTGGCGTGCGTCCGCACCTGATGGTCACCGATCCGCCCTATGGGGTAGACTACGATCCGGATTGGCGGAACCGGGCCGACCGAGCGAACGGGAAGCCCTATGGCGCTCGCGCCATAGGGTTAGTATCCAACGACAAGCGCGCTGATTGGCGCGATGCGTGGGTGCTATTCCCCGGCGATGTCGTATATGCATGGCACCCGCCGGGTGCCATGCAGGTCGATCACTTCAATGCGCTGGTTGCCGCCGGCTTTGAAGTTCGGATGCAGATCATCTGGGCCAAGTCGCATTTTCCGATTGGCCGCGGGAACTATCATGTTCAGCACGAACCGTGCTGGTATGCCGTACGCGGCACATCCCACTGGCAAGGCGACCGCAAGCAGACGACAGTCTGGCAGATCGACAAGCCAATGAAGTCGGAAACCGGTCACAGCGCGCAGAAGCCGGTCGAGTGCATGCGCCGGCCGATCGAGAACAACTCATCCCCAGGCCAGGCCGTCTACGACCCGTTCGTCGGCTCCGGCACCACCATCATCGCCGCCGAAATGACCGGCCGCACCTGCCACGCCATCGAGATATCGCCGACATACTGCGACGTGGCACTGCTCAGGTGGCAAGCGTTCACAGGACAAACCGCAACGAGGCCCGATGGGACGCCATACCAAGCCGCACACCGGGAGGCTGTTCCAGCCAACTGACGACCAGCGCCGCGCCGTCCTCACCATGACCGGCTTCGGCTTGCGTCAGGACGAAATCGCCACCTCGCTGGAGATCGACAAGAAGACCCTGCACAAGCACTTCCGGCGCGAACTCGATACCGGCATGATCGAGGCCAATGTGCGCGTCGCCAAGGCGCTCTACCAGAACGCCGTGCAGCACAACAACGTCGCAGCGCAGATCTGGTGGACCAAGACGCGCATGGGCTGGAAAGAGGCGCAAGACCCGGCGCTCGGCGATCCCAACCGGCCGATGAATGTCTCATTCCGCTGGGCCGATGCAACGCCAGCGTTACCACAGCCCGACAATGGTCAGAGCAGCAACGTCACCTGGATCGAAGCGGAAGCCACCGACTGACGAGCAGGAACTCGTCCTGCCGTTTGCCCCGCGTCCCTGGCAACGCCCGCTGATCGATGATCGCGCCAAGCGCATCGTTGCCGTCGTCCATCGCCGCGCCGGCAAATCCACAGCCCTGCTCTGGCGCGGATTGAAAGTCGCCATCACTTCAACGAAGCCACTCCCGCGCGTCGTGCATATACTTCCGTATGGCGTGATGTGGACCCGCACAGGATTATGGGATCAGGCAGTGCGTGCCGCCGAAGCTATTCCCGGAACGCAGGTTCGTCGCTCAGAGATGGCGATACGGTTACCTAACGGTGGCACGTGGCAGGCGGGCGGCGCGGACAACCCTGA